CGAACAATATGTTCTCAAACAACTACAAGAAAAAACCAAAATTAGAGACCGTAATGCACTTGCAACACTGTTGGGAAACATTAAACAGGAAAGCAACTTCCATCCCAACATATGCGAGGGAGGGGCTAGAGTTTCTTATGGGGATTGCACTCGGGGTGGGTATGGCCTTATTCAGTGGACCAGCCTAGGTCGTTATATGGCTCTTGGTAAATTCTGTGAAAAATATGGATGTGACCCAAGCAGTCTAGAAGGACAAACTCGTTTCATGATTAACGAGACAACTTTTCAACGTTACCTTCCAGAGTTTGAAGGTCGTGGATTTAGTATCCATCAATACATGGTTCCTGCTTATTATTGGTTAGGATGGGGAATCAAAGGAAACCGAGAGGTTTATTCGCATAACTATTATCAGAAACTCGTTTGGCAATGATTTTTAAAGCAATCAAAGAGACCCTAGGTCAAGTGTTTCATTCTCCTGAAGCATCTGGAACATGGGGAACGGATGATGTTAAACTTCCATTTTGGGATGATGCAGACATTGAATGTGCAATTGATGAAGAAGTTGTGGACTGCAGTGAAATGGACAGTCCTCCTTATGTCGGTGTTCCTGCTCCTGCGTACCTAGAGGATGATGAATGGTTTGGTCCTGCTCCAGTTCTTACAGAAAAGCAGGAAGCATACATTCAACTTGAAGAAGCAACTGAAAGACTTCATGAAGATATGCGTAAAGAGTCTGGAAAAGTCGAGTCTGAAAATATCCATGAAGAACTGTATAAAATGGCAAGTAAGAACTGGAACACTGTGAGTGAGACTCAGGGTGGTTCAGAGAACTTCCAAGAAGGTCCTAATGGATGGAGTTCAGGAATCCGATGACAACACTTGACGACTGGCGTTATAATGACGACAGGATGCTTGTCAGAGAACAGGCATTGAAAATCTTGATGTCAAAGTTTGGTCATGTTATGGATGGGGTAGTTCCTAAGTATTCCCCACAGTCCATCTATGAGTGTGCTCATGATTGGGTTTCTCAAGGACACAACACGACTGCTGGCATCGTTAAATATTATGAGGCTTATTATCAATGAAAACTTTTTTGACTGCGTTGGTTGCTGCTGCTGCAGTTTCTCTTCCTGCCTTTGCTGACAACTCTAAAATCACCAAGGGTTTTCATACTATGGATGCAATGGGGTGTATGCTACTTCGAGAGTGTACAAATGGAGTCGATAAGGTCGAAAGCATCGCAACTATTGCTGATGAGTATCCCGATATTGATTTTAATATTGTTGCTGACGAGTTCAACGCAATGCTCGTTGCTTTTGAACAGATCGGAGTTGGGGTGTTTCTAGCAGATAGTAAGTATTTTCCACACAGTCATCGTGGTGTTTATCATACTGTTGGTAATAACTTCTTTCTTAATAGGAAGTATATGGACAGTACCAATTATCTGATGCAGGTAATGCGTCATGAGGGTTGGCACGCTGCACAGGACTGTATGGCAGGAACTATCGAGAATAGTTTGATTGCTATTATCAAACCTGAAGATGAAGTTCCTATTGTTTGGCGTGTTCTGGCAGAACGTACCTATCCTAAAAATGCAGTTCCCTGGGAAGCAGAAGCATCGTGGGCAGGTCGCACTGAGAATATGACCATGGAAGCACTTCAGGCATGTGCAGCAGGTAAGATGTGGGAAGTGTATGAACCCACTCCTCTGACTCGTAAGTATCTTGTTGAAGAGGGTTATATCAAGGATTGATAAATAAAAATGCCTTGCCTCTTTAAAATGCCAGTATCACCTAAGGATACGGTGGTAAAAAAAGAGGAAACCAAAAAGGAAAACAAATTTGAATGGGCTGATGAAGGGGTTTCGACCCTTGTGAGAGTTATTATATTGGGATGGTCAGCAGCAATACTGACCCTTAACTATGTAAGTATTCCTGGTATTCCTCAGAAGAACATCGATCCAACTTTCATAGCCAGTGTTTTTACAGGAACTTTAGCGACCTTTGGGGTTGTTCCTGCTAAAAAGAAAGAAGAAAAACCAGAAGTAGAGACTAAAGAGAAGGTTGAAAAATGAGAGACGGAGGCAAATGGAGAGCATACTACCTAGAACATCGAGGAGGATTATCTCCATGCCAACAAAAACTTCTCATTGAAGGTCCAAAGTCTCTCTCCCAAGCATGGCAATTAAATGCTATGTGGTATGATTACCAAAAGAGATTCTTGAAAGATGAACCTAGTTCTTAGACCACTATCTGATATTAACGACCCCACATGGAGTGTCATAATTTCCCTCGTCATTCTTTTGGCGGGGGTTTTTTATGTTATTGTCTATATAATAAGTATGGCAAATAATGAATTAAACGATGAGCGACCTGACGAATAAGGATGCTGAACAAGACTCTAAACTTGCTGTCTTGGAAAGTAAGATTGAAAGTTATCGAGAACGCATCATTGCGCTTGAGGGAGAAACAAAAGATGTTTCTGTCATTGATAGCACTCTAGAGAATGCTATTCGTCGTATTGAGATGGTTCACCAACGTATTGATAGAACAGAAGAGAAACTTAAGCAAGTTGAACAGAAAGTTCTAGACAATAAAATTTGGATTCAAAGAGCATCTGCTGTCATTGGTGCAGCAGTTACTATTATTGGACTTATTGCTGCCATGCCATCAGACGCAGATGCTCAGGAGGCATATTATGGGAGCAATGACACCCCCCAGCAGGAAGTCGTGTTACAACTTCCGAGTAGTTGAAATCAATAGAGTTGTTGATGGTGATACCATCGATGTAACTATTGACTTAGGTTTTGACCTTTTTAAAAAAGAAAGGGTAAGAGTTGCAGGTGTTGACACACCAGAAAAACGCACAAGAGACCTAGAGGAAAAGGAGTTAGGAATTGAGGCAACGAATTGGCTCAAAGAGAAGTTGGATGGTGCCATTAGTGGGGATGACGATCTTGTTATTCGTACTGAGCTTGTTGGTGGTATGGGCAAGTATGGTCGTCTTCTCGGATGGCTTTACATTGGAGACAGTGAACTTTCCTTGAACGAAATAATGATTGAGGAAGGTTATGCCTGGTCATACGACGGTGGAACTAAACAAAAAAACTTTGAAGAACTTAGAGAAATTCGTCGTGCTAAAGGCACGTTGGTATCATGACCTTTAAAAAGAAAAAGAGAAGCCTGGGCTGGCACATCGAGCAGAAACTTGATGACACAGCAATGTGGCACAAGAGAGTTATTCGCAACATTCAAAAGAAGTACGACCTGACAAATTACAATCTTTTATGGATTGCATTTGCTAAGGGAGTTCTACTTGGTTTAATTATACTGTGAGGACACCATGCAGAAACTAATCAATGTACTTGCACTTGCGTCTTTTGCTGTATCTGCTGCCGTTGTTGGTGGTGGCACTTGGTTATATCTTAACAAGGATGTCTTAATTGAAAGAGCAAGAGAGAGGGCAGCAGCTGCGGCAACGGAAGCAGTGGCAGGAGCACTTCCTGGTCTCATCGATGCTGCTATGCCAGAAATGCCTGAAATGCCTAAGCATACAGGTGGTGCTATTCCACCAGTGAGGATGCCATGAAACCATACTGGGAAACTAACAAAGAAGAACCTGGAGATTACTATCCAGAACCAAAGACTGAAGAACCAAAAGTAAAAGGTACGTCACCATTGAAGATGGTTGCCATTGCTGCTGGTTCACTTTTTGCAATATCACATATCGGTCTTTTGGGTTATCTTGTAAGACAACCTGAACAACCTAGAGTTCCACAAGTTCCAACAATTAATATTCCCCGTGGGGATTATTCTTCATATACCATCAAAGCAGGAAAGGATGGATATGAAATTCAATATAAAGCAAATGACCCTGCTATTCTTGAGTCAGAAAGGTCTTTGAATCTTAATCAGAATAAGAAAGGATTGTTTGGTGGTGGCACTGAACAACGCAATGAGTATCGTCGTGACCAATACACCATGGACGGAACCCGTAACATCGGGGGAGGTGCAATAGGTGAAGAGGGAAAGATGAATGCCCAAAGCGCAGAGTGTATAGCGGCGGACGCTGGAGCACGGTCACAAGGTGCAATGGCAGGTAGTTCTATTGCTGCTGGTTTAGTTGTTCCTGCGGTTGCTAACATTCCTTATGTTGGATGGTTAGCAGGTGGTTGGGCATTACTCTTAGGACAAAGAGCAGGTTCTTCAATCGGTTCACAAGTTGGACAAGTATTTAATGATTGTTAAATAGAAAGAAAACACATGTCAGAGTTTAACACTCCTCATAGAGACCCCTGGTACTCTATGATTAAAGAGTGTCAGGATGCCGTAGATAGGCATACCCAGATGTACTTAGAAACATATGATGTATTTCATTTGAATCAAGCAGATTTAATAAGACTCTACATGTGTAGATTGAAAGAGTGGATTACTAAGAATGAATCGGAGATGAACGATGCCTGCGGAGATTCCTAATATTGGTACTAAGGACATTAGAATCAAAACATTACGGATTAATGATATCAGAGTTCCTGAGGTTACTACTTGGGATAGAGATACTTCTTTGGCTATTCCTTATGCTGCACCAGTTACGGTAGATATAGGTAGTCCTATTGTTGATATTCCTGGATGTGTTGAGGCACATGAGGTAGATGAAAACAATATGTTGGAAGATGCTGACCCAAAAGGCACTGAAACCTTTTGTGATGCAGGAATTCCATCTTACAATCCGATTGATTATAATAAAGGAAAATTAAAGTTTGAGCGTGAGACTCCAGTACCACCAGTTGCACCACCACCAAAAAAGGAAACACCAGAACCAGAAGTAAACACACCCAAGACACCAGATACTTCAGGAGCAACTGCAGAGATTGAATGTCCTACCCAGAAACAATTGTCGGAGGAACCTGTTGGTTTCATCTTCGACAGTGGTAGGAAAGTTGTTATTGGATATAAGTTAGAAGGAACTGAATGTATTCGATTAGTTGAAGATGTTCCAATCATTCAACAAGCCATAAATGGATTACCCCCAACGGGGACCGTAATCACCACTGGGGGTATTGCTGTTGTTGCTACTACTTCTGCACTGCTTGCTAAACCTTTCGCAGATATACTTCTGAAGGTTATCAAACCTACAGTCAAGAAGGTTCTTAAAAAGGTTGCTCAGATTAGAGGCAAGAAGATTAAGGTCGAATCTGTATCGGACCGCCGAGCAGAGCAGCGGATTCGGAATGAAGCGATTGCAAAGCTTCGGTCTGTTGCGGTGAAGAGCCAGAAGAAGAAGAAGTAGTAGGTTCTGGAATAGTGTGTGCGTGAGGTTTGATGTAAGTGACATCTCGTACCATTACATCAGCACAAATAGAATAATAAGGACTCTTGGGATGGAAACTGATTCCCTCCTTTAATAATTGTCCACAATTTTTTAGTCTCGCAATCTCAAAGTCTAACCGCTTGTTGGCAGTTAATTGTTGTTGCAACTTAATCTGTGTTTCTGCTGCTTCTTTGCAGAGTGCTTGTGCTTTTTTGTCTAGCGGTGTAGACCAGGTTAGTGAGAATCCTAACCCAAGACTGTAATTATCTTTCTGTCCTGTTCTTGTAGGAACATTGTATAAAATGGAGCCTGGACTATCTGGTGCTCCATCGGGAATATCATTTCCATCATCATCAAAATCACCAGTCAAATCCCTCATGTCATAAACGGGAGACGGGTAATATGCTTCATACGGTCTCATGAACGAAGTTGTTCCAGTTACATACGGGGTGAAGTTTCTGGTAGCACCTTGACATTGGACTCCACCCCCATAAGTATTCGTAATGTAGGGTCCTTGTAATACCTGGATTGCCTGATTAGTGACGGAGCCACTACTATTAGCAACAGGAGCAGCAGTAGCGGAGACACCACCAACAGTTTCTGCCAAAGATTGAGATGGGAATAATCCACTAAGTATTATTGGGAGAATATACTTGTAGTATCTGTTACCGAGGTTACCTCGGTTGTTCTTTGTATAATTGTGTGGTTTGACAGCCCTGGGCCTTTTACGGTCTCGGTAAACTGGAACGCTGCTCCTGGGGTTGTCTGTGTGAATGTTGGTTTTGAACCCACTCCAGTCCATGTTGAATTCACTCCTTCAATGGTTACATTAGTTGTATGAGGCGTTGGTGAAAGGTTTCCAGATGCAGTAACACCTGAACCTGTAGCAGAGTATTGATACCCTGTGTTATAGTCCATCGAATTGATGGTCTCAGTGATTGTTTGTGTTGTTTCAGTATGGCTGGTCATTGAGCCCTGGGTGAAGTTTGGTACAACAGGAACAGAGTGTCCAGGTTGCACCAAACCATGTATTACACCAAGAACCAATCCCAATCCGATTGCTTCTTGTAGTCTAGTCATCAGTCGATTACAGTAACTTCAGAGACGAATTGTCCGATTGCACTGGATCCAGCTCCGCCTGCGGTTACCGTAATTGCACCAGCACTGGTTACAGTACCAGCTAGGTCTCCTGCAGTTCCAGCTGAGTAAGAAGTAACTGAACCAAAGTTAGGAATTGCACCTACAGTTGCAGCACTAGTAGGTAGTGCATCACCCTGTGTATAAGATTGACTGAAACTAAATGCTGCACCTGCGGTATCTTGTGTTGCAGCAATGGTTCCTGGGCTGTAAACACCACTGGTAATAGTACCAGCAGAAACTGTGTTTGCAGTTGATCCGTCCGTAGTATCAATATTTGAACCTGCGATACTGAACGAGGATCCGATTCTTGAAGCAGTTGAACGCGCAGCATCTACGGTCAGTTGAACACTAGATGCATGTTTAGTAACAAGTCCGCCTGCATTTGCTGCAGATGCGGTCATCAGAAGCATACCCAAAGTAATCGCTAGTCTCTTCATTTAAAATTCCAAGTGCGTCTTCACGACTATTTAGCAAACTATAAATATTTTCACAAAGATTTTTGTATGTCTGATGACAACACGTACTGCAGCACTAGTGATTGATAATTTTCTTAGTGAAGAACAGTGGCAATGGATACAAAACAATCTTGCTGACTTCATGAATACCGATGGATTTGTCGAAAATATTCATGAACCATACAAGACTGGATTGGGGTGGATTGTTGATAAGTTAAAAGAGTTAGGTTTATATCAAGAACATTGGGAACAGACTATTCCTTCATGGTCTTTTATTAATACTTTACCACCAGGAATTGATAGAGAGTCTTCTGGAACTGGTTATCACATTGACTTTGGTGGTTTCATATATTATGCTCACCCTACATGGGATGAATCATGGGGTGGAAATTTGATGTTTGAGAACTGTGATGTTGATAAAATTGTTCCAATGCCAAATAGATTTGTTTGGATAAACCCAAAGGTTCCTCATGGAATCGAAGTTGTTAATAATACTGCACCACACAATAGAATTACTATTGTTGGATGGCCAGAGGGTTGTGTAGAATATAGTGCTGCTACGATGCAGATAAATACTCCTATGGGAGATACTGTTTGATAGGAATGGGAAGTTCTAATACATTTTCAAAAGCATTGAAGCACCTGAAGGCATCTAGACCTTCAAGTCTTCATGAAGAGGTTCCTACAAATAATACGCAGAATTTATATAGAGTAGAACCAATGACATTCCAGGAGACGCATCCTGGAGTAGACGCACCAGATTTCGATCAGGATGGTGATGGTTCATCTGGGTATACTGGTACTGATACCTCAGGTCTTTTCATGCCTGATGGTACGATTAGAGTAGCTGAACCACCTGGAGATACGAGTGCCATTCTCGGACCAATGGCATCCATGTGGTATGCATGGGGAAATTTTAGTACGTTTGGATATATTAGACAGTCTGACCGTAAGATGGTCAACCTAGGAAGAATTACTGGAAAACTTTCCGACTGGGATGGTGTCAGTAATTTTACTTCTTATAATAATGACTTCACTATTGATCAAGCAGTTTGGTTTAGAGATGTAGAAAAGTATGGTGGAATTAGTAATGACCCAGCAGAGGCAAACTATAGGGCATTCTATCCTGGTCCACCATCAAATACTCCAGACCAGTATGGTAGATACTATTGTACAACTACGGGAAGACCTAAGAATCGAAGAACGGGAACCAATCCACCAAACAGAGGACCCGAAGGTTCTGGATTCCCATGGGGTAGTGGTAGTAATCCTAACAGAAGAAGAAGAGGAGGACAGGGAGGTAGACCTGGTGGTTCCTCTGGCAACAGAGGTGGATATGGAGGAGGTAATTTCCCTGGTTCTGGAGGACCAGGAGGTCAAGGTGGTGAAGGTGGACCACCTAAACCACCAAAGGAACCACCAATTGATCCAGACACAGGAAAACCTACAAAGCAACCTACACCTGCGGAACTTAATGCAGCAGCAAAGTATGTTGAGTACTTGGCACAAAAATCAGTTAATGACCCAGGTTCATTAACACCTACGGAACGAGAAAGGTTTCAGGCATATAGTGGAGAGAACAGTGTTTTTAAACCCACTGTTGATGCCGTACTTAACAGAGCAAATCTTACTCCAGCACAAGCAGGTAAAATTGCAACTAATATGGCTGGTGGAACTCCATTTAATCCTTCTTTGCAGGCATATGGAGGCAGTTCTAAAGGTCTTGGTGGTGAAATTAAATTGGGTCAGCATGGAACTGGACAGCAAGCTGCTCAAGGAATTAAAAAAGATGGATTTAGAGCAGGCAGTCGTCAAAATGTTTATGGAACTAAAGGTGTCTTTATAGATCCTTCTGCGAGTGGAGCAGCAGCAGACGACTTTGCCCGAGCTGGTGCTGCAGCAGAAGCAGGTGGTAGAGGAACTGCAGGAAGAACTGCCGCACAGAGAGCAGCAGACTTAAAAGCAGCAGGTCAAGGAGCAGGAAAAGGAACAAAAATTCCAGTTGCATATAAACCTGGAACTGGTTCCAGGATGAATATTCCTGGAACAAAATATGCTGAAGTTGGTGTAGATGCTAGCAAGGCAACCAAAGGTGCAAGACTTGCCCAGAATGCTATTACTAAGTATCCTAATAGTGCGAAAGCTCAGCAGTTAATAACAAAAGGTGCAACAACTACTGCATCTAAAGGTGCTGCTAGAACTGTGGCAAAAACTCTTGGCAAGGCAGTTCCTTTTGCAGGAGCAGCTATATCAGTTGCTGATGCTGCCGATAGAATTTCTAAGGGTGATGTTGCTGGTGCATTGTTAAGTGGATTAACAGCAGTTCCTGGTCCAGTTGGTTGGACAGCACTTGCTACTCAGATAGTAACTGATAGTACTGGTTTAACTGGTGGTGGTTCTCGTCCAACTTCTGTAAAAGAGGAGAATGAATATAGTAGTTATCAAGAATATGTTGATAAAGCCAAAGAAGTTATTGATAGAGATAAAGTAAATCTTGGTAAGGACGAGGATCTGCTGAATGTTCTTAAATCAGAACTTGGTTTGCACGATAAACTAAGTGATAAGGATAAGGAATACTTAGTTGACCTTTTTGATAACTCTAAGGATGTAAATCCTGAAGAAGTTTCTTCTTTCTTGAATAAGATAATTAAAAAACTTTCATCGGGTGAAAAGAAAGTTCCTAAGTCTTCACTACCAAGACTTCCAAAAAGAACTAATAAAGATTCTTCTGTAAATGAATCTCACACCTTAGATGTAGTTAAAAACATCAAAAAACCTGTAGTTATTGAAGAGAAGAAGGAGAAAGTAAAACGTCGTCCTAGAGTCATTGGTTCTGAACCAAGAACTCTCAATACTAGTTTGATGAAACAGGCAGAAGTTCCTGCATCATTCAAGAAACCAGAAGAGAGAATGTGGGGCAAGTATGAAAGAGAGCAAAATGCAAGAGCATCTCAGGATAGAAAGAACGTTGTTCTAGACCATCTTGGTAATGCAGACCAAGCATGGGAATATCTTCTCGATAGAAATGCTGGTAAGAGAAGTTTTGCTGGATACTTTGAGAAGGATGGAACTCCAAGAACCATCTTTACTGATGGTAAGGTGAAGACAGTAACCCGTGAAGAAAAAATTGGCACAGATACCCTTATCTTCTTTACTGACGAAGAGGGTAAGAAAGGAAGTATTCTTCAGTCTGAATACAATGAACTTCAAGACCAAGCACATACACAGCAGATGTTTGCGGAGTATGAGGCAACAGTTTCTTCTGCTAAGGAAGAAGAAAATGACTTTGATAAGATTGCAAATAAACTAGAATTAAAAGCAGAAAGGAATCCTACTAATGATAAGATTCAATCAATGCTTTCTAGTTACAGAGCATTGTCTCATCTTAGGAAAGAAGATAAAAAGCAAGAAGCACACTTTACTTCTTGGAAATCTACAATCGATGGAAAGATTACTAGTAACTTCCAATCATGGGTTGACTCTGTTGGACAAGAGACTGCTGATGCAGTAGCTGTAACTGAAGCTATGACTTCGGGTGACATGTTTGTACGTACCCAATTAGAACCTACTGGAGAAGAAATAAGAGTACCTGTACCAAGTGATTCTTTTAGGTATAACCAAAGTGATGCAGTTACAACTACAGGTGGTGTGGTTAAATTTGGTGAGGTTGCTCCTCATAATTACGATAGTCAGTACTGGTGGAGGCAGACGGCATCAACTAACTATATTACAACTACAGATGTACCTGGAGAACAAACTGTTACTCACGTAACCTTTGATGTTGATTTGGGAACTGGGATTGATGCTCCCTTACCTAATCATCCTTTGAAGGTTGAGTATCAAATGATTTATAGA